GCGGGCGGCGGGTTCGCGTCCTTCACACGTTTCAGGGCATCCCGGATTGTCTGCTCAGTCAGCCGGGCATTGGCGCTCATTTTTCCCCCCAATCTAGGCAGCAGTCCGTGATTGCGATGCTGCCCCAGTGCTTCAAAGGCTGGCCGTCCAGCCCTACCGGGTTCTGAACCTGCGCCGCAACGAACCTGCCCATAGCATAGGAGCGTAGGAATATCGCCCTACCCTCGACGCCGCTTGTGCTCACAAACCGGCATGTCCGGCCTGGACGCGGCGGAGTGGTGGGCACGCCGTCCTCGTCGCGTAACCTGCCCGCGTGCGAGCGGCCATTGGTGGGCCGCACGTGCTGGCGGTAGCACATATCCTTCAGTGTCATGGCTCAATCCTCCCAATTGGTGTCGCGTGGCTGCACAGCGAAGATGCGCCATTGGGACTCACCGCTGGCGTGCGTGTTATCAGCACCAATCTCCTCGGCCAACCGGCGTGCCTCCTCTTTGCTGCGCGCCTGGACATCGATGTATCGCTCTTCCTTAACCTCGAGCCAGACTCGGTAGGTCTTCATGGTGATTCTCCTTTCCCCAGGGCTACCGGCCCTGGCCCCTGGGCCTACCTCTAGGCTGGTCATCGGCCGTCGCGTCGTCCAGCGTCTTGAGCAGTAGGCCCAGGGGCCAGCGCCTGAGCGCCCGCTAGACTGGCAACCCCTTGCTCGTGTGGTGCTTGTGCCAGGATTCATCCCAAGGACAATCCTGCACATCGCCATCGTGATAGCAACGCTCACAGAACACGTATTGCGTCCCACAGGTCTTGCAGCGCTGCGTGTGCCATACTCGCGTGCTTTTCCCGCAGCCCGAACATCTGCGGCGCGAACGTACCCTCATCTTGTCCCTTCCCAGGGCTACCGGCCCTAGCCCTGCTCCTGCTTGCAACTCCGCGTCGCCACGGCTGGGCGATGGTACGCCTCCAATAGCCAACGGCCCCAATGTACCCAGCCGCCGTCATGGGTCCGGCATATCTTAGGTACCCACCGCCACGCCCACGGACTTGACCAGGCAATCAGGTATTCGTGGTACGCCATTATGGTGCAACCTTCTCACAGCGCTTGCACACCAGCCGCACTCCCCAGCCCATCTGCCTCACGTACTGTTCCGCAGCCTCACGTGAGAGGAAGCGAGCCTGTAGCGCCCCATCGCGGTAAACCTTCCAAATACCTACAGACTCTTTTATCTCTATCATCCTATCCCCTCCTGCTTCCAACTCTGCCCGCTCCCGCGAGTGGGCAGGGGTGGCGGCAGGAAGCCGCCACTGGGCGTTACGCTATCCATGCTTCTATCCATGTGTCATTCAGATCGCCGCGAGTGTAGATATGGTCCATGTCACGGATGTGGGCCTTACGAGTGTTGCCTTTGGCGTAGCTCTTGTGCTGGCATCGGCCCTGGCTATCGATGTACCACTCAGCCACTCGGATTGCCTTACCACTTGCCTTCATTGTAGCCTCTAGAAGTGTTTGCGCAGGATGGCTATACAGGGTTTCATCGGTGCTGGCGACTACTTCCTTTAGCTTTGCACATGACCAACGCGCCATGCGCTCTGCCAGTATCTTGCGGCACTCAGCCATCTCCCTATCGATGGCCTCCACGAAACTCGGAACAAAGCTGACAACCTGGGCTGTTTCATTCATCTTTCCGTTCCCTTCCTGCCCTATCACCAACGCGCTCCCATGAGTGCGCTCGTGAGGCGGCAGGAAGCCGCCACTGGGCGCTACTGCAGCGCCTTGTGAATGTGTATCGCGTGGCAGGTCTCGCACGTGGCGTCCATCGGCCTGTCTGCTACATGCTCACCCGTGATCACGCGCCCGCATAGCGTCCTGATCCAACGCCGGTACGTATCGTGGTAGCTGTCCCGGTAGATGTGGGTTTTCACTGTATCTCCTCCTGCTTCCAGCTCTGCGCCCCGCCATCAAGGCGCAGGGGTGGCGGCAGGAAGCCGCCATCTGCCTGCCTACGACGCCCGCAGGTCCTTCACTGGCCCACACCATAGGTCCTTGCCCGCGGCGGGGTCGCCGTGCGGCTCAACGACGATACGCGCCCAATCCGTGCCGTCCTTGTGCCACAGGACGACACGGATTTGGCCGTGCCAGGACTGGGCAACGACTTCGAGGCCGCTCCTCTTAGTGCCTACTCTGCTAGCGGGTTCCCTTAGCCGGTCCCCTATGGCGGGTCCCCTAACGACGTATCCCCTGAAGTGCGCCATGTCCCATCCTTCCTTTCGCAACAAACCCCCGGCCGGTGGCCGTTCGGTAGAGCGGGCCAGCCAGGGGTTCGTTGCTAACTGAAATCCGGCCCTTAGCCGCTCTACCTGCCCAAACCTTATCATGCCGCTCCAAAGCTGGTCAAGCATTTCCGGCCATCATCCTAGATACGACTTTAGGATTTTGCTTGATATAGTGACGCCCGAATGAAACGGCTAGCTTTGGACTTAGAAGGACTAGCTACGATTATCATGCGAAGTCGAAGGATAGGACGGCCTGGCCAGTGGTGGTTGTGGCGTGGCCAGCTAGTGAGCGGCCGATGCCCACAGGTGTAGGCCATGTGTAACCCGTTGTAGGCGGGGTGTGAGCAACGGGTACGGGGAACCGGTTCTCCCCTTGCGCTGTGCAGGCCATACCCATACCCCGTATGGGTATCCCCCAGCCCGCAGACAGGCTTTGCCCCCATTGGCCAGCCTGTCGCAGTTTGGTTCTTATGTAAATAGGGGGCCTCTGCCGTGGATTTGGCGGGCAGGCTGGCGGCTGGTCAGGACGCGCCAGCACCCCCCAGCGCGAATCTCGATGATGGCGTCTGGTTCCCCTTGTACTCCCCAAAAACAAAACCTATACTTGCGGCATGGACATGCTACCTGTGAGGTCTGCGGACTTGCAGCGTGAAGCTGGTGACGGTGTTTTAACGCCGGAGCTAGAGCGTGCTGCGAAGGTGATTGCGGCGGGAGGGAACCGGAAGAAGGCCGCCGAGGTTGCGGGTGTATCGGAGCGTTGGCTGTACTACCAATTGAGGCGGAACAAGGCACTGAGGGACTGTATCTCCAATCTTCAGGAACTAGAGGCGACGCGGGTTCAGCGGTACCTAATAGGGAAGGCGGCGGTTGCATCGGCGGTATTAGTCGCCATAGTCCAGGGGCGTGTTCAAGCGGGGCCGACTCGGATGGAGGCCATCAAGACTCTACTGAGTTACGCCTTGGGGAAGCCGGGGCAGGGCTCAGTGGCGATAGAGGCCCACACCGACGAGGAGGGCCAGACGATCCGAGTGGTTGTCGGGCACCCGCCGAAGGCTTGATACCACCCGCAGACATCTGTTCACAGTATGCCTACCGCTCTTGACAATCTGCCGACTCCTGTTTACAGTTGGGGACAGGAGGTGTCGCTATGGCAAAGGAGGAATCAGTCGTAGTCCTGCCCCTGCGGATAGAGCGTGCGGACGTTCCCATTGTGGGGGTCACGGAGCTGATCAGCCATGCATGGAGTGACAAGGCCAAGCGGATGATGCTAGACAAGCAGATGGGGAACCCAGTGCAGAAGAAGGTCGGCAAGGACCCTGAAGCGGATTATGAGGCCGCGTTCTACCGGCTAGCGGACGGTCGCCCAGGGATGCCTGCGTCGGCGTTCAAAGCCGCGATAGTGGGAGCCTGCAGGCTATTCAAGGGTCTGCCGATGACGCAGATCAAGACGGCCATCCGTGTGGATGGTGACCTGATCCCCATCGAGGGCGAACCGAGGATGCGCGAGGACATGGTACGGCTTGCAACGGGCGTAGCGGACATACGGTACAGGCCAGGGTTTCCCCAGTGGCGCGCTGTCCTGCCGATAACCTACGTGTCAAGCATCGTGACGCTGGATCAGGTCATCAACCTGGTGGATGCGGCGGGCCTGGGCGGCGTCGGCGAGTGGAGGCCCAGCGCGCCTCGTTCCTTCAGCGGCACGTTCGGTTGTTTCCGTGTGGAGGGTAAAGATGGTCTATAAGTGGGGGGACGGCTTCCGGGTTCCTGGTGACGCCCAGAAGGTGGGCGAGCACCTGGAGAAACTCCGGCTACGACACGGCTTCTTGACGGCCCGCATCGTGCTTGACGATGCGACGCCGTCCAGGTCACCCATTCATGGTTACTTCGAGTGGGATGACCGTGAGGCGGCGGTCCAGTACCGCCTGCAACAGGCCCAGTACCTTCTCCGCGCCATCGTGGTGGTCCACGAGGAGAGCAAGGTCTCGACGAGGGCCTTTGTTGTCGTGAGGGACGAGGGTGAGCAGCACTACACCAGCATCGCCACCGCCATGTCCAACGAGGAGATGCGAAGGCAGGTTCTCAGCCGGGCGCTCGCTGAACTCGACTCGTGGCGGCATCGCTACGAGGAACTGGAGGAGCTAGCGGCCGTCTTTCAGGCCGCCGAGCAGGTGCGTGCGGCGCAACTCGTGCCAGCGTAGGGGCAGTCAGGGCCTGACGCGGTGAGGCGCGGCCGGGCCAGGCCGGGCAAGGCATGGCGAAGCGCGGCGCGGCCGGGCAGGGCGTGGCAGTCATGGCAAGGCTGGTCCAGACCTGGCGCGGCTAGGCTAGGCCCGGCACGGCAGTCAAGGCGTGGCGCGGCTGGGCATGGCGTGGCCCGGCGCGGCACGGTTGGGCGAGGCAGTCATGGCAAGGCCGGTTCTGGCGGGGCATGGCTTGGTGCGGCGTGGCGCGGCAGTCATGGCGTGGCCCGGTTGGGTGCGGCTTAGTCGGGCGAGGCGCGGCGAGGCCGGGCGTGGCAGTCACGGCTAGGCTCGGCAGGGCAAGGCTCGGCTTGGCGCCGCCGGGCGAGGCAGGGCATGGCAGGCTTGGGAGGTTACCGATGCCGCAGATACGGGTGAGCGAGATCGCATATCGGGAGTTGAAGGCACGGGCGAGCAAGGAGCGGCGCACGTTGTCGGCTATCATAGAGAACCTACTAATCCCCATCAATGGCGAGCCAGCTGAGACGCCAGCGACCGTTGACAACACCCCGACGACCATTGACACCACGCCGACAACCATAGGCCCCAGGAAGGCCCGTGTCGAATACTCAGTCTCGCGGAAGGGTACTCAGGTCTCCCCCGCTAGCTGTACCTGCGGCCCAGGGGAGAGGGCAAAGGGCAAGCACAATAAGTATTGCCCGATGTACAGAGCTTGACACCCTGACGAAACCCCCATATAGTGCGATCTGAGGGGCGCGGTGTTGCGCCCCTCACTATGCCCGTTTACCTGGACTTCGAGCCCATCAAGGGCACGGCCCAGGAGGCGTTCTGGGCCGCCTGCTCCGATCCCGACCTTGAGAAGCGTCCCCAGTTTCCAGCCCTCATTGGGGCGCCCGGCGTGGGTAAGACACACTGCGGCGCGGTGGCGACGATAGCCAACGCGCTCAATTATCCCGCCCCCTATCTTGTCCTCGCCCCGACGTACCGCAACCACATGCTCATGGCGACTCTCCCCAAGTACAAGGAGTTCCTTGTTGCTCTCCACACGCAGTCGCTCCGCGAGTACAAAAAGCCCCTGATCGTCCTGACGGCTGACGGTAAGGTGTATCACGAGACGAAGCAGCAGATCGAGCTTACCACGGGGGCCACCCTCCACTTTCGCTCCACGGACGAGCCGGAAAAACTCTACGGTGGCACGATGGGCGGGATACACGCGGACGAGGCCGCATTGATGCCGGAGATGGTGGTGGCGATCCTTCCGCCCCGTCTGCGGGCACCCGACACGCCCCAACAAGCAATCCTCACTTTCACGCCCAAGGGCTCCTCGAAACACTGGACTAACCGTTGGTACGGGCGGCAGGTCGCAGAAGCGAAGGAGGCCCTTGCCCGTGGAGAGCCTGGGATCGGCGCGGATCGCGATTATCCTGTCTTCGGCCTTAACATGGAGGACAACCCCGCGCTGTCCCGCCGGATGATCGCCAGGCTGAAAGAGGAGGCCGAGAAGAACCCATTCGCCCGCCAGGAATACTACTGGGACTGGATAGAGGTTGGCGGCCTCATCTTCGCCATGTTCGACGCCTCTATCCACGTCAGGGACAAGCGCCAGGATACCGTCTTCACGCGGTACGCGGCAGGGATAGACTTCGGCATGAGTTCGCCCACTGTGATCGAGGTCGCAGCGGAGGATCAGCATGGCCGCAGGTGGTTCACCGGCGAGTTCTCCAAGCCCTTCTGCTCCGGCGACGACTTGCTGCGGGCCTGCTATAATACTATGGAGGAGTATCCCGGCATCCGGTTCGCCTGTGACCCGCACGATCCGGCCAAAATCCAGTGGTTGCGGCGAAACATGGTGCCCGCCTACAAGGCCGATCCGTCTGTGAACAGCCGCATCACGCTTATCTGGGACTATCTCGCTGTGAGGGGCGACGGGCTGCCGGGTCTGTTCTACACACCGGACTGCGTGAACCTCATCGCCGAGGCCGAGTCCTGGTCCTGGAGAGCTGGCGCGAGTCCGGGTGGGCAGGTCACGTATGACGACGTGGAGCCTCACGCCCACCACTCCGATGCCGCAGGCTACGCGATGGTGGCGCTGGGCCGGACATTCCAGCCGATGAAGGTTATCTGGGGCGCGCGGGAGGAAGTGGCCGTCTGATGCTCAACGACAAGGAAGTAAGCGACCTTATCGCCGAGACCTACCAGGGGTTTGCGGGATTTCGGGCCAGATGTGCTGAGCGCGACGCGATTCGTAACGGCACGCAGACGATCCCTCTTCCGGACCTCTACAAGACGGCGTTTGTGCCCGTGCATCACTCCTATGAGGGACAGCACGCGCACAACGTCCAGATGCAGGAGTTCCGGCGGGCCAAGCCCGTCTACGCCATCTACTCGCGTGCGATAGAGAGCGAACGCCAGAAGGGCGCGCAGAGCTTCGAGCACTACATGAACCGCCAACTGATTATCTGGCTCGAAGCACCTGTCTTGCAGTTGACGGGCTCCGATCAGGTGTGCAGAGGCGCGGGAATGTACAAACTTGACCTTCGCACCGTGCCCCTTCAGACGGAGAAGGGAACGGAGTACATCGTGTGGGCTGACCGGCCTTCGCGAGACGGGCAGACGGCCGAGAAATGGGCGAAGGAGATCGACGCCTACAAGCTCAGGGTGCCGACGCCCTTCATCCTCGAGGCCGTGGACATCCGCGCCTGCGCCTGGGATGAGGGACGCGATAGCCGCGTGGTTCGGGTCGTCGAGAAATCCCAGCGGAAAGTCCTCGACATCGCCACGACCTACGGATGGGAGGCCAGAGACGGTCGGCTCCGGTATCTTGGCCCAGCCATGCCGGAGAACTACCAGGCCGACCCAAGGCATAAGACTGTCGAGTTCGCGGAAGTCTGCACCGCCGACATGATCTACCACGTCATCGCGGACGTGGGCGCTAGGGGCAAAGACGCCAGCCATCGCATCGTGGGGCAGTACCCCAACCCGTTCGGCGTCTGCCGGTATGTCCTGGCTCCGGCCATCGTTAGGAACGAGGTAAAGCCCGAAGACCGCTACGTCCCGCTCATAGAGGGCTCGCTAAAGGTCGCGGAGGAGAGATCGTACTTCGGCACCCTACGCAAGTTTGCGGCCGCCTGTGGCGCGCTACCGATCATGGACGTGGTCACGGAAGTCGACGGTCAGGCATACATCGACCCGAAGAGCGGCAAGCCCATGACCATTGTCATAGAGCCATTCAAGCCAGTCGAGTACCAACTGCCGCCTGGTACGAAACTCCAACCGCGCTACCACGATATCGTCGCTGAGATGGACCGGTACGATGCGCTTCTCCAGCAGGACCTCGTGCGGTACGGCCCATCCGAAGTCCTTACTGGCGGCAGCGCGGGCGAACGCGAACCCGCATGGTCGCTCGCGCTTCGCGGCGAGAAGGCCGAGGGCGGCATCGCCCCAGCCATAGAAGGCCAGCGGCAGGCGCTCAGGGAGATCGCACGCCAGACGGCCTGGTGCGTGAAGAACTACCTGAAAGAGGACGTGCTGATCTGGACGGTCGTGACGGATGAATTCGGACGCCCCCAGAGGCAGCAGGTACGGGTCCGGCCGGACGACATCGAGGAAGACTTCGACATCGACGTGGACATGGGCTACAAGAACACCGCCCTCCAGTTGACGAACCGAGAGTCGCTCAGGCGCGGCCGGTTTGACGGCGATGTGAGCCGCCGCAGGCTCCAGGAGGATGGGTACGGCGTTGTTGACCCAGCCGCCGAGGACATGCAGATTGACCTCGAGCGCGTGGACTCCGTGCTATCGAAGATCATGCTCTGGCCCACGATCCAGGCGGCCATCGTCCTGGCACGGGAGAAACTCGGTCTCCCGCCTGCATCCCCAGACGAGATCGCAGCGATGCAGGCGACAGTCTTCGGGACGGAGCCCGAGATGGCGGCCCCGAGGCGTCCGGCGGCGGCCCTCCATACCACCGAGGAAGCCCCCCCGACGCCTCTGCGCCAGCGGGTGATGTGAGATGGCCAAGGCAGCGGAGTTTTACAACGAGATAATGAGGGAGGCTGTGGCGCGCGTTGTGAAGCGTGTCGAGGTATGGCGCGACTACATCCTTGCCGACGGCTATCCCCCAGGGACTGAACCCCAGACCAAGGAAGAGGAGGCGCAATACCTGGCGCGGATGGCCCCGCTGATCCCACAACTTGCCCAGCAAGACCCAGAGCGTGCCAAGGAGATGATGGCCCGCATCGACAAGCTCATCGGCGGTGAGAAATGAGTCCTATCGGCGCGGTCACTACGGTCGATCGAATCCTAGAGGATGACCGTGAGGAACGGCGTAAGAAAGCCCTTCAGCAACAGGAGGAGGTCGAACTTCCGCCTTACTATGTCGCTGCTCCAGGCGTACCGAGTCAGCCGCCTCCCTCCGCAACCGGTGTAGAGGCGCCGCAGCTTTCTCCTTTCCCTGCGGCGCCTCCGCCGGTCCCTATGTCGCCCAGGGACCTTCTCACGCGGGTCCAGCAGTTTCTACAAACCGCGCGTCCAGGACTGCGCGACGCGCTCACGCCCGCTATGCCTTCGGCGGATACGCTGGCGCAGATGCGGTGGGAGGCCCGTAGGCAGGCGACAATCGAGCGCGTAGAGAGAGCTGCTGCGCCTGCGCTACGGATGCAGGCGCATGCGGCCCAGTTACGCGAGTCCCTCACTAAAGGCTCGGCACCCTGGCAGGCTATGGAAAAGGCAAGGGCCGAACCGCAGATGGGTCTCGGAGAGCGACTAGAGAAAAGTATACCAGGCACGGTGGCGGGCGAAGTTCCGCCGTTGACCCAGGTGGCGAAGCAGTACCCCGCTTCATTTGAACTTCACCAGGGTTGGCAGGATGTGCTTATGGCTCTCGCCGGAACCGCAATTGTGCCGCTGCTACCCTCGATAATCACACCCGGCTTTCTAGCCTGGATGACCGAGGGCATAGCCGAAGAGGAGGGCTACATCCGTGGCAAACCTGTCACACGCGCCACGAAGGTTGCTGCCGCGTTACCTGCCGCCGTCTTGGAGAAAGCGCACGTCCCCTCAGACGTGGCACAGCCTATTGCGGAACTCGGCGTCTGGCTAGCGGCCTGGCCGCTTGGCGGCAAACTCTCCCGTGGGCTCTTAGGACGCCTGAGCGCGATCTCTGGGGAGGACGCGGCTAAGGCGGCGGTCGCTGTACGCGAGGCGGTGGCGCGCAAGGCTCAGACGGCTATCGAGACAGGGGTTCTGCCCCGTGGATTCGGCCTTGAAACGCCCCAGCCGGAGGTTCACGGAATGACGGAGGCGATGGGGCTAAGTGCGGAGGACGAAGCGGAACTCTGGCGGCTAAGGGAGATGCGGACAAAGGGCGGCCTGAACGACGCGGGCCAGAGGCGGCTGGCGCAACTGGAGGCGAAGATAGGGCAAGCGCCTGCTGCCGCTGCTCCGGTGCCCGCGCCGGAGGCGGCCCAGGCACCGGCGGCGGCTCCGGCCGCTGCGGCGGCTCCGGCCGCTGCTCCGGCTGCTGCTCCGGAGGCCGCGCTGGCGGCAGGCCGGAAACCAACTGTGCCGAAGGACATGGTTCAATCTATCCTTCAGGGCGTCAAGGCAAAAGGCCCGGAGAACGCGACTCCGCCGGAAGTGGGTGGACTCGACCTCGTGGGCGATTTCCTCAAAAAGGCAGGAACGCCAAAAGAACCTGTCTTTGGCGCGATTCAGGACATGACGGTTGCGCCCGTGCCGAAGTGGATGGAGGACCCATACATCAAGTTCATGGAGAAGTTCACCCGGCCAGCCGAACTTGACCTGCCCCAGCCCCTGACCCCGCTTGGGAACGTCGAGCGCCGGATGGCGACCATGGGCGATTACTTCGAGCAGATCGCCAAGCGAACCAGGCGTGTTGATGAGGCCAAGGTTCGGCTGCAAGAAGTACGGGATGCTTACGCTTCTCAAAGTCCACGTCGTCGGCTGGTTAGCGGCGCCCAGCGATATGGTGTTACTGAGGCACCGACGGAGCCGCTGATCTCACGGAACGAAATCATCAAGGCACAGCGGGATGTACGCGTGGCAAAACGACAAGCCCAGCAAGCCATAAGGGCTCTTGATGAGGCGGATGTCAGGCGTGTGGGCGATGACATTGTGGAAGAGGCCCGTGCTATGGGCGGGGACGAGACGCAGATAAATACCATCCGGGTGTATTTCGAGAACGCTGCCCGTATCGAGAAGCTGGACGAACCATTCCTCAACCTGCCCCCTTGGAGAAAGCGCCTGCTCCAATTAGGAGCCCGTTTTGCTGGCACGGTTCCTGGCAAAGTTGGACAGTTGATGGAAAATGCAGGAAATCTCCGCACGGCGCTGAGTGAAACGCGTGTGTCGCTATTGGAACGGTGGAACACCATTCAACAACGTATGGAGGAGGAACTTCCCGGACTGCAGTTCACTGGGCCAGCGAAGTATCAGCCTGTCGCTGACAAACTCGGTTCCTTCTATCTATATCTTCGTCCTGAGTATTATCGCGGCATCTCGCCCGAACTTCGGCAGATGATGGACGAAATGGACCAGGCCATGTACTCGCGGTACGCGACGTACCAGGCAATCGATCCGAAGGCGGCAGCCCCTCTCGCTATCGGTGAACGATACCTCCCACGGCTCTGGCAGGATAACATCGAGTTCCTAGAGAGTATCCGCCGCCCGTTTGGCCGTCCAGGGGTGGTGAAGCCCCGGACGATCACAAGCCTGGAAGACGCTATCCTCTCTGAATCGTGGCCCAAGGAACTCGCGGATATGAGTCCCGCAGAACTCGGGGAGTACGCCATGCGGGCAGTGGATGAGGCCATCTCCTATCGCCTGTTCCGCAAGAGCGTTCTGGATGTCTATGGCACGAAGTTGAAGCCGAAGGCAGCCGCTGGTCTGGTTCGTCTGCAAAACCCACTATTCGCGGGCTGGTGGGCACCACCAGATGTCAAATGGCAGGTCGATGCCCTGTTCGAGCCTGCCCCTGGATGGGTTCGTACCCTTGGCAAGTTCGCGGCACCTGTGCGGAACATGACGTTCGGCTTCGACACCGGTCTGGCGGGATACAACGAGCTTCAAGCGCTCGCTACCGGCCATGTAGCCCAGGTCTTAGGCGGGGTCAATCGTGTCCTGAACCTCCTTGGGGCAGGAGTGGATGTCTGGAGTGAGCGGAATGTCTCTGAGAAGATGTTCTTTGAACTCCACGGCCTGGCCCACCCACGCGCCGAAGCTCCATTCCGCAAGGGCGCGGGGACGTTGCTGAAATGGATTCCTGGCCTCAACAAAATCGATCCTTACCTTTCGGCGGGGATCGACAAGTGGACGGGGATTCAGTACGGAATGATTCTCGGCAATACCCGCGACCTAACAGCTGAGGGCGGCCTCGTGATCAGCAAACTTCTCGGCCAGAACCTAGATGACCCCAAGGTCATTGCGGGCTGGATGGATTTTGCCAACGCTGTCAGTGGCACGAGCCGTGGCGCGACTCGTCTAGGAAGAGCCGAGATCGAGAATAACCTGCTCACGTCCTCACGCATCACTCGTAGCCAGTTTGCCCTGGTGAGTCAGTTGGCGAATACGATCCGTCCAGGCGCGACCGCGACGCAGCGGATCGCAGCGTGGGTCGGCATCACCAACCTGATGATCACACTTGGACTCGTAGGATGGGGGATAAACAGAGCATTCGGTGATGATGTCGACTACAATCCGCTGCCTTGGAATAAGATTGGCTGGAAGGATGGCAAACTAGTCTTCGAGAGAAATCTGAACTGGGCCACCGTTGCCATCAGGGGACGCCGGTATAGCCTTATTCCGCAGAAATCCCTAATGACGACCCTATGGAAAGTAGGCGAGGCGGGTGTGGGCCTTGACCCGAATGCCTTGGGCCGTGCCGTGGCTCAATATGGATACTCGCGGCTGACCCCTGCCGCCCAGCCGATCCCTCTCATCTTTGGATTTGGCTACCTGCCCAATTCTGGGTTCTGGGCTGGGAATATGCCGACTCAGCAGCGGTTCAAGAGCCTTGGTCTTCCTTTCCTGCCGATCCTGGCGCAGGTGGCGCTCACGGGGCAGGAACACGGGTATAGGGGATTCATCGAGCAATTCTTCGGTTTTAACTCCTACGATCTGCCCGCCGCCGAAAAGGAAAAGATGTTCCTGGAGAAGATCGCGCCAACACTCAGCAAGGATGATCAAGCGGCCATTGCCGCCGGTGTCGTGCCGAACTCAGTTCGCCAGATGTCCCAGTGGCAGGCATACGAGAACGAACGGCAACAGGAGATGCTCAATAACCCACGTACACAACCTTACGCGGAACTGAAACAGACGCGGGACGAAGCAATCGCCGCTCTGGGCCAGAAGTACCTAGAAGACAAGGATGGCTATTCCTACCGAATGGGCGTCAATTCGGCTCGTGATAACTTCGTGGCCGCGACGACGAACATGGACTTCGACGATAAAACTGTTATCGCCAAGTACCTAGCTGCGACCTACGACAAGGCAGTGGACCCGTTGACCGGCGAACTCGATCCTGAAGAATTGGACCACCTTATTAGTCAGTGGGAAGTGACGGCAAGTTCGCAGGAGTTCGCGGCTGTGCGGGCCTGGGAGCGGGCCTCTAATGACCCGCTGGAGGCGGAATATCGGTCGGATAGGCAGAAGATCGAGGACTCCGGCTGGTGGAACCTACGCGACGAGATGTGGAAGGCAGTCCGGCCCAAGGAATACGAAGCCTTCGCGTCCTACAAGGATTACGTAGCGTACCTTCGGACTACTCTCCTTCCCGCGATCTCCGAGGACCTCGACCCGGGTTTGCGAGCGACAATCCTTGAGGTAACGATCCGAGCCGATCCCATCGTCAGGGCGATGGATGCCCTGAGTTCCAGGGCAAGCAGGGCGTGGCTCGATGCCCACCCCGCGATCTTGGACTTACTTTTGAAGTGGGGCTACAAGGTTCCGGGGAAGGCCGACATCGAGGCCCTTACAGGAGCCAGCGAATGAGGGCGACCAATATACCTACGGTAAGGGCGAGGGTGGCGACGGTCCAGATCGCACCCGATATCGCCATCACGGCGATAGCGCCCCATTCTATGATGTCGCCGACCTTGCCCCAGGGTTCTCCCGGTACTGACATCGTGTGGGTATTCTGCGCCCGTCTCCGAGGAACTGTCAATGCAACAAATGTTCAGGGGGTGAGACTGTGACTCCCCGATGGAATCCCCAGGACGGGAAGTACGAGTGGTGGAGTGACGATACCGGTTGGCAGGTAGACGACCAGGGGAACCGCGTCGCGCTCACCGACGCTGAGATAGCTGAGGCTCAGGCCAAGGGCCAGATTCCCTCTGATGCCTCCGAGGAGGCCAAGAAGGCCGTTGCAGACGCCCTTGCGAATCTTGGAGTCCGCACCTGGCGCAATGACCCGAAGAATGCGCGGGAGGTCGCCCTACTCGACCGTTGGAACAGGCTACACGCAAAGGACTACGGCACGATAAGCGACTCAGAAGCCGAAAACCAAGCGAGTATCTATCGCTTCCTGGGCCTCGACTTCGAGCCAGCCCTCGATCTCTACGCGCGGTACCGCAATGGCGAGCAGGGTATCCCCATACCCACGGCGCAAGGTGTTGCAGATTGGGCCGCGCAGACCGAGGCAGCGGCGGCTCTGCGTGGTGAAATCGGTGTCCGTCGCGCACAGGCCGGTCTGCCGACAGCAGGGCTACCGGCCCCAGCCCCGAATAACCCACTAGGCCAGGCTATCTGGGACGCCACGGCAAACCTTGAGCCCGTGACCCGTGACCGTGTCCGCTCGGCCATGCTTCTCGGCGCGGGCCTGGAAGGCGGCGGCGTCATCGGGCCGTGGACCGCGGGGGACGAGGGTACGGCCTTCGGCCCCTTCCAGATTCGCGGCCTCACCCAAGCCGAGGCCGAAGACCCCGTGCGGGCCGTCCAATTCATGCTCCACGAGCACGTTGGCGGCGAGGCCACCTATCTGAGGGCTGTCCAGGAGATTCCCGACGCCCTATGGAACTCCGATCCGTTGGGTGCGGCGACCCTGGCTGTCGCTAACGCCGAACGTGTTGGTGGCTGGCACAAGGGTCTTACTATCGATGAGGCGGTTAATATCTACGGCGGTCGTGATCGTATAGCCGCCAAGGCGGGGGAGACAGGCGGCGGCGGTGCCGCCCCAGGGGTGACCGTGCATGGTCTGCCCACGGGTCTCCCTGCCGTCGTAGCCCGCCGCACCCTCACCGCCGATGAGGAGAACGACTACGGCTTCAACTACGCGCCCTATGGTGTGTCGCGTGAAGCCTACATCGAGGCTGTGGACACCCACCAAGATGCGTTCGCCATTCAGCGGGAGATGGACCGCCGCCAGTTCAATACAAAGTACGGTACGGACTGGTCGGCCTCAGAAGTCGAGGACGCACTCAAGCTCAACCTCACGGGCGAGGACATAAAGGCCGTCGTCGCTGCTGGCCAGAAGCCCCGCCAGTGGTGGGAGAAGCAGATGGCCGACACGGAGGCCAGGCTGAAGCAGTACGGTCTTGACTGGACTGACCTAGAGGCTTGGTACAGAAACAAAAGCTTGACGATCCCAGACCTACAACTGGCGAAACAGATGAACATGAGCCCGGATGATCTCGCCCTAGCTATCCAGAAGCTCGGCAGTGCCGACGCGGTGTGGGACGCCTGGCAGATGGGCTACACCGCCCCCGCTGCGATGAGGCCGGAGCAGGTCGCCCTCTTCAATCTGAAGAATGACGTGAACGTGGCGGCCTACAAGGCGTGGCAGCAGATTCCCGAAGCCATCAAGCCGAGTGTCCCCTACGACCAGATCGAGGCGATGTACAAGGTGGCGAAGGCCGAGGCGCGTGCGCGGGGCCAATACCTCGCCCCCGACCAGTATCTCCAGAGCGAGTTCCCTGGCCTGTTTGGGGGCGGGACTGCGGACGAACTGCGGCGCGACCTAGAGAAACTAAGTCAGCCGGAATACTACGTCTCTGGCCGCGAACCAATCCCTGGCACCTACGGCTACACGGAGATCACCGGCGGGCCTCACGGGGCAACGGCCAGAGTTGGCGGCCCGATGGGCCAGACTGGTGGCTATCAGGGATTGTTTGAGTGGGCGGGCCAGCCTGGGGGTATGTACGGGTACACGCCGACTGGCGGGATGGTCGCGCAGCGGGCTATGGCTCAGGCGTTCCTGGGGGCACCAGGGCCGCTCGGTACGCAGACGCAGGCGCAATATCAGGCGCAGCGCGCCTCGATTGCGGCCCGCTATCCCCAACTGGCGGCACGTGCCGCAGCGGGCGAGTTCGAGACAGAGGAACAGAAAAGGCGGAGACGCCTGCGCGAGGGCCTGATCTCCGCCGCTGGGTCATCGGCGGCCCCTGCTACTGGGGGTGCCGTGGCCGTGGGTAAGGTAAAGTGAGGAGTACTTGACGCGGCAAGCACTTTCTGCGATAGTGCGATCTAAAGAGGGGTGCGCGATTCTTCGTGCGCCCCTCTGTCTTTGTATGCGGGCCGCCTAAGTGGTAGGTCGCGCACCCCGCCCCTCGGCGGCCCGCGCTAACAAAGGAGGCCACATGGCTGGCGATGAAGGCACCAAGGCCCCGGTCGCCGAACCTGATGCCGGCGCTGTTGCGACACCGGAACCGGTCATATCACAGGACGGTGAGACGCCGCAGTCCGAGTCTGGCACGGGAGCAGCGACTAGCGAGCAGGGATTGGAGCTTCTGAAGCAGATAGCGAGTTCGGTCGATGACCCCGAAGTGATAGAGGGCATCCTGAGCATGTTCAAGCGGGACGCGCTCGAACGGGCGGCGCTCGTGAAGGACATCCAGGGTCGCGCCCGCCAGAGGGGCCAGCAGGAGGCGCTCAACGAACTTGCCGCTAGAAGCAGGGACGATGAGCGGTACGCAGAGGTCGTGGAGGAGCGCGACCGCCTAGTCAAGGAGCTGTCTAGCCCAGATGTTGACATAACCGCAGCGACCCACAACCTCCCGAAGTTGCGGGCACTGGTTGAGGAGGCCAAGGATCACGAACTCAGGCAGGCGGCCTTCAAGGTGATTCGCGGCACCCAAGCCTTTGCCGAGTACGGCGAGGAGGAGATTGAGGCCCTGCGGCGCGTGGACGGCAGCCACTTCGACAGGTGGTTCCGCGAGCACCTGACCCGTTACGGCGACGTTCGGGAGCGCCAGGGCTACGAAAAGGCCCTGGCCGAGGTCGAGCGGAAGACGAAGGGTCAGGACAAGCTGGCTGAGGCCCTCGCGGCAGCTCAGGCAGCCGCCGCTAGTCGGCCAGGAGCGCCCCCACCGGCAGGTCGGGGCGGAGCCCCGGTCGGCACGCTCACGCTAGAAGCGTACCGAGCCATGACCCCCGAAGAGAGCGCAAAGCTCTCGCCAGCGGAAATCGACCGTATGGTGAAAGAAGACTTCGACCGCAGAATGCGGTCAAGGAGCTAGATAGATGGCTAACGTAACAGTCACCACAGCGGCGGTCCAGATCGAGGAAGTCTGGTCGCCAGAACTGAACCGCGCTGTTCAGTATGACCTTGTGATCGCGGCCCTGTTCCAGGACAGGTCGGCTGACCTCCGGACAGGCGACACGCTTCACCTGCCGTCGCGCCACAACCTGACTGCGAACACCAAGTCTGCGGGCACAGCCCTTACGCCGGAAGCGATCACGGAGACCGAGCAGACGTTCCAGGTCACCACCCAGAAGGCCACTGCACAGCGCATCGAGGACATCGCCGAGATTCAGTCGCGCTACGACCTGAGGGCCGAGAGCACGATGGCTGGTTCCTACGCCCTGTCACGGGCCATCGACTCGGATGCGGGCGCCCTGTTCGCCAACAACACTACCCAGACAGTCGGGACGCTGGGTGCCGAGTTGTCGGACGACAACCTCATCCGCGCCTGGCAGTACCTCAAGGATTCCGCCGCGCCGTCGCCTCAGCACATCGTTGTTGCGCCAGCGACCTACGGTGGGTTCCTGAAGACCGAGAAGTTCGTCAACCAGCTTTATACGGGGGACCAAGGTGGTAGCGCCGTGGCCCAGGCGAAGGTGGGGAACCTCTACGGTGCGGACGTTTACGTCTCGCAGCTCACATCGGGGACTGCACCGAGCAGCTCGGGCTGCTGGTTCAGCGAGGGCCACTACATCAAGGTCATCCAGCGGCCCCCGTCGGTTCACCTGGACTACTCGCCGCTCGATCTCGCGTGGATAGCGGTCATGGACGTGATCTATGGCGTCTTTGAGCGACTGGAGGCAGATGAGGCCGCAGCCGCCACGACGAACTCTCGCCTGTGGTCTGTAAGGCTTCAGAGCGTCAAGTAAGATGAGTCCGGCTATCCGAGTCCGCCCTGAGAGGCCGCCCGTGGCCTACCGGTTACGATGTGCCTTTGACGTACCGGCATATCCCAAGGCGCGGCACCTGGAACGGGCGAAGATAGAAGCTGGACTGAGGTTCATACGGGACATGGAGAAGCGGGGCTGGCGCTACCTTGGCCACGGCCTTGAGTTGGAAGGCCCAGCGCCAGCCCTAGACTTCCCCACGGTGCCCAAACGCTCTCACCAGACAGGTACTCCGGGGGAGTATGTCATTGATGTGCCCCCGCTCAGTCAGTGTGAGGCTTGGAGGTACAGGTTGGCGGGGCTTTTCGTGAGGCCAGAGATTCCCATAGAGGTGCATCCTAATGGTCACTGAAGCAACCACGAGCAGAGGCGTCCACGGCTACTACCGGCAGGACAACGGCTGGATCGAGCCTAGTTCTGCAGACAGTCTGGAGCGGTTGAAGTACGAGGAGCAGGGCTGGCAGTTTCTCCACGAGATAGGGACATTCTTCTGGGGCCGGTACTACATGGAGCACCCGCTTGAAGTCCTGTTCCTGCGGGGCGGTGCCCACCTGCTGCCGGTCGAGCAGGTCGTGGCGATGGGGTTTCACAACTCGCCGCCGCTCGTTCCTACCTGCGGACTCGCCCTCGGCCCGACGCACCAGAATCACACGCGGGCCTGCTGGATCGGTGCCCAGCCAGTCACCTTCCCGCAACTCGATGGGTTGGACTTGCCTGGCCCGCAGCACTGCGAGTATTGCGACCGGAGCGACCTGCCGACACCCGCCGCCAAGGAGCAGCACATCAAGGTCATGCACAAGGACCGCCTGGGCATGAGAGAACTCGGCGGTATCCTAGTGGAGGGGATGAGGCCGCCCGCCCGTGACAAAGCCAAGGCTGGCGACTACGTTTGCGGACGGTGCGGGGAGGGATTTACCAATGCCTTCAAGCTGAACGCACACCTGACAGAGCACAAGAGACAAGACAAGTAGAGCAGGCGGCTCTAGCCATTCGGAGCGGCACCTCCTCTGCCGCCTGCGACCACAAGGAGGAAACACAGAATGGCACGCAGAACTTCTAGCGCACACGCCTGTCACGGCATCCTGCAGGACTACTCGGCAGCCGCACTCACGACTGGCACCAACAAGCGCGAGTGGGTGGCGCCCTTCAAGGGCCGCATCATCGGCGTCTCGCCCCGAGCGGAGACGGCGGGTAGCGGGACCGGCAGCACCACCATCGACGTGAACATCAATGGAACGTCGATCTTCGCCTCGGCGAATCAGCCTACCTTAGCCGTTGCCAGCACGGGTGAGTTTACGGCGGGCCTGTTCGACAGCACAGCGGCGACATTCAACGCCGGGGATCGCATTTCCTACGATGTGGACGCGATCCCGACGACGACCGGTCACGCCCGCTTCTCCCTGAGCATCTCGCTGGGGGTGTGACATGCCGAACAACCGAAGTGTAACGCTGTTGGCGTCGGCAGCGCGGACAGCGGATACCACGGCCGAGTTCCGTAACCATGACGCACGGGGCATCATCCTCGTAGTGGACGTTACGGCTAAAGGCACCGCGCCCTCGGTGACGCCGAACATAATGACCAAGGACGAGGCGGACAACTTCGACAACATCCTGTGGACGGCTAGCGCCGCTATCACGGCTACTGGGCAGTACAGGTACATCATCTACCCAGGGGCTTCGGGCGGTAGCGCCACGCAAGTGGCGGGTATCCCCCTGCCTCTGGAGTGGCAGTTGTTCATGGATCACACCAACACGGACTCCATAACGTACTCGGTGAGAGGACACCTCATCGTGTAAGGGAAGAATAGATGCCGCTAAAAGGCGTTCGTTACCGATTCAAGCGCACCAAGTCTGGCAAGGTGCAGCGGCTCGCCTTTCGAGGGCGAACCGTAGTCGAGGTGACGCCGTACAAGCGTGGTGCGAAGGGCCATTTTGTAAAGGCTGGCCCCAGCAAGAGCGTGTGAACGGCAGAAGGTGAGATCAGGAGATGGCAAAGAAAGGTATTGCAGGTAGGCGCGCCGCCCGCGCGGCGTATCAGCGGGCGCGCAAGCAGCCGCTAGGGAAGGGCGCGCGGTTTGCGGCCCTGGAGGCGTCGGCGGCAGCAAGCGGAGCCACGAACCCAGCTGCTGTGGCGGCCGCCGCTGGGAGACGGGCTCACGGCCAGAAGGCCATGACGCGGTGGAGCGTCGCTGGCAGGAGACGGGCTCGCAAGGGTAGCTAGTGCCGACGCCGAAGAAGCGGCACAAGAAGGGCAAGCAGCAGTTCTGCGCCCGTTGCGGCAAGCCGGTCAGCGGGAATCGCAGGCCGAAGGGCTATGTCTGTTCGAAGTGTAGGGGCACACTATGAGCATTAGCAGGCGCTCGATTAGGGTCAACGGGAAAAACGGCATTGGCGATTTAACCGGCATGGGCCGCGCCCTGACAACTACGGGTGCTGGCAGCACAACCACTCTTGTCTGCTCTACCCTGGCGAACCTAGCCCTTACCATTCGGGAGGGCGCGATCATCCTACTGAATGGCGGGACATACGAGGGCTCGGAGCGCATGGTGACTGCCCACGATAAGACCACCGGCACGCTCACCTTCGCACCCGCCCTCGCTGGCGCGCCAGGCAGCGGCGTAGCGTTCGAGTTGTGGGAGCCGCAGACGGAGTCCGTCGCCAACGTGAACGCCGCCCTGAACCGCGTCCTCACGACCCGCTGCCACTACTGGAAACTCGTGCCGCTGGGGATGCTGACCAATGGTGACTGCCAGAGTACGGCAGGCTGGACTGCTAGCGGGTCGATAACAGCGGCTCTGGCGGTTCATGCCTTCCCCTACCGCCTGGGCCGATACTACCTGGCGATCACCAACACCCTCGCCACTGATTACCTCTACCAGGTTCTCCGCGTAGTCGAGGACCTGGACTGGGAGATCGCAGTCCTCATGCGTCCTGGTACTGACACGACGGTTAGGGTGAAACTGTATGACCTGACGAACGGAGCCTACATCACGCCCAGTGACGACACATTGGAGACCGAACTGGGAACGGCGGCTGGCACATCCGTCGATTGGCGGGTTTTCCGTTCGGCTTTCACCGTGCCCGACAATTGCCTCGCTGTTCGTGTTGAGGTGGGCAATAGCGTTGCTGGCAAGGTTGGACATCTCGGCTGGATCGCGGTATGGCCATCAGATGCACACTCCTTGCCTATCCCAGATCGCGTGACCTCCGAGGAGAACATCGGACGCATCTTCAAGTGGTCCGAGAATGTGGACATGGGGCCAGCAGAGACGTGGGATATGGACGAGTACACTCGCGCCTGGCCTGTCCGCCTGGCTCGCGGCGGCCTCTCCGTGCGGTTCCCCACGTCGCTGGGCAGCAACGGCCCGTTCTTCTACGAGGAACTGACCCACTACGAGGCCATCGACAGTGACGAGACTAATAGCGTCGAGAACACGACGGACTGCCCAGACGATTATGTCTGCTACGTCGCCGCCTACGAGTTCGCTCGGTACGTGGCCGACCGGCAGCGGATATTGCATCCGCCGCAAACCGCAGGGGTCAAGAACACATCGTGGGATGAACTCGCCCTAGCACGGTATGCGGAAGCCAATAGCGTGGCGGCGGCATACGTCCACACGCCTCTGATCGCCATGAGGTCGGTGTGACAGATGGCAAGGACGGAGACCAATGAACGAGCAGTTCGGTCAGATTCTCATCCTCAACGGCGTTAAGTATCCGCTGCTCCACGCCTACAGTGAGAAGATAAGGCCCACCCGCGTCCCGCAGGTACAAACCGGCGGCCCTGTGCGCTGGGACGAGTTCATGGGCTGCTACCGAAAGAAGATTACCGACTTTTCCGGCCCTCTCGGCCAGCAGACTATAGACATGGAGAACGACCGCCAGGGCCATCTCCTGTTGACCCTCTACCCGTCTATGGATGGTTCGCTGGGCCACCTGACGGGTCCGCCTAAGGCCACCACCGTCATCAGTCCAAGTCCGGCGATCCCCACTACGAAGGTCGTCCCCACTACCACCATCGGCTGCGCGTCTCTTATCTGTGATCGTTATGGGCAGCCGCGAGCCTATGTCGGCGTGGGTAACGAGGTCTGGCGGTCGTGCGAGGGCGCGCCAGACTTCCAACTCTCCGGCTCTGCCAATGCCGCTGTTACCTGCACCCCTACAACCCTTGTGGACACCCGACAGAACGGCCTTTGGACTGCGAACCAGTGGGTGGGATTCACCGTGACCTGCGGAGGGCAGACGTTGGTCGTGACCGCTAACGGCGTTAGCCCATTTACGCTGACGGGTACAGGGAAGTGGAGCGGTACAAGCAGCGGGACAAGCACGGCTATAGGTTCGGGTACACCGGGCACTCTCACCGACGCCACGAAATCCTGGACGGTCAACCAGTGGGTAGGCAAGCGGGTCATGGCGAACGGCAAGACGTTAACGGTCGCCTCGAACACCGCGACAGTTCTCACCGGAACGGCGGCGTGGAGTCCGAGCGCCCCCACCTCGCCCGTGGCCTATACCGTCGGCTACCCAAACGACGGACAGGCTTGGGAGATGCACGATAGCCTCGGTGCCCTCGCCAATGCGACGCAGATCACTAGTATCATCAGTTTTGTTGAGCCGGGGGCTGCCATTCAGGGCTGGGTAATCTATTACCTCGTCGCCACAGGGGCTGCCCAGAGCGCCGACGTGAAGGCTGCCGTCTCCTCAAGCGGCACGGCGTGGGACAGCGTGTCGGACCAAGCAACGATAGAGCAAGTAACCGAGGCGCAGGCCCAATCCTTTGGCTACCTAGGCGGAAGCCCTCACCTTCTCCTTAGTTGTACGCGATATGGGGACTTGCGCTTCGGCGTTATTAGTACGGAGTACGGTGATCCCACACATGCTGGCAAGATCAGTGCGTATTTGTGGGGCCTCCTTCCAGGCAGGACTCATTACCTCGGTCCTTTTTTCCCCGACACCAATGACGAGGGCGTGTGGATGATCGCCGGTGGGCGCCTGTATTGTTACTGCTACGAGTCGCTAAGGTTTGGGCCACAGGTTGGCCACTTTAGATCAACTCCGGCCGTGCCGCCGCTCGTTGATGGCTGTATGTGGCAGCGTCGGCCGACTGTCACCGACGGCTGCAATATCTGGACGATCCAAGGCGATAGAGCGGTTTGGATCGGCCTCCCACCGCAGATGTGGCATCTGGGTTTGGGGACAGGTTGTCGTTTCTGGATAGAGAGTCTAAACGCAGCGGGCCACCTGCTGATAGCAAGCGTCAAGGCATCTAACGGAACGTCCTGGTGGGGCATGGTCCTGGCCTATGACGAGCAAAGCGGCCAATGGCGGAACCTATGGGCTCTGGAACCAGGCTCGACCGAGCCGTCTATCCTTGGCACCGCGCTTGTCGGCATGGAGCAGCCCACTAATCCGAGCAAGAAGTACCTGTTGGTGTCTTATGCGAGAGACGGCAACTCCTACGTTGTGGCCCTGCATTTGCCCAGGGGATTCGTCGGTGTCCCCACCGCCGATGACGAGTTCGGCGGGCAGACCGGAGTGTGGCCCGCAGCTGTGTGGGTTATGCCGACGTTCACGGGCGGTGATCCCGCCGCAGACGGTGTACTGCTGCGCTTAGATATAGAGGTAGAGATATTCGAGAATGCACAGCTCAATTTTGTTGCGGTACACGGTCGGGCCGACAACGACACCATGACAATGTGGATTCGTGCTGGCGGCCAAGAAACCGCGCCATACGACGGGATAGGGCGTTATACCAAGACCTACGAGCCCCCTGGCGGCCTGGGTTTTAAGACCCTGGACGTATTTCTTAGCAGCTGCATGGCTACCGACACGATGCACCCGTACATCCATAGCATTGAGTATTGGTGGCGGAAGCGTGGCGACGCGACGAGAGAGTATGTGTTCGACATCGATGCCGATACCTGGCTAGCGCAGGGCAAGACCTATGCCGACCTCTGGTCGTCGGCAATAGCCGCCTACGAGACCCGGGGCCTAGTCACGATGTCCATCGTGAGCGAGGGTGGAGCGACCATCCTAGCCGAGCGATACGTCAGCGTAAGCGCTGTAGAAGCCCTGCCGGATGACCCACGGCAGCCCAAATCCTTCCGTATCACCTGCGAGGAGTTGGTCTGATGCCTGCCTGGTGGACGCTGAAGCCGGATTTGAGCAAGCCAGCGGGGTCGGAGCGAACGCTGGACTACGTAGGCGGCGTAACCGGCGTCACGAGCCCTACTGTTTCCCGCACGCCCGTTGCTGACCGACTTCGACGTGCCCTAAGCTCAGGCGGTGAGTTGACCATCGCATCCGGCCTGATTGTTGTTACGGATACCTGGCATACCGTTGACACCGAGGGCGACGCACCCAGCGACAACCTCGCGGGTGCTTACGGCAGCCATGAGGGTTCACTCCTCCTCATTAGCCCAGCGGATGACGCACGCACCATCGTCGTCAAGCACAATGACGTGGCTGAGGGCGTCGATGGCACGCGGTTCTTCATGGCCGATAATGCCGATGCAAGCATGAGCAACCTTGACGACGCGATGCTGTTCGTCTGGCGGGGCGATCTAGACAGTGGCTCTGGAGGATGGCAGGAGGTAGCCTCGAACGCGATTCGGGCGGTACGTGAGTCAGGCGGGCCGACTGACCTTGTGCTTGGTGCCATCGCGGACGGCGAGTTCCTGAAACGTAGCGGAGCGACGGTTGTGGGGTCTACGGGCGCTACGGGGACCACAGACGAGGGGCTCTTCCAGGTCACGTTCTACGACCAGTCAACCTATTATTCCGTGAGTCCTGGTACTTCCTACGCCGACATCCTGACAGACAACAAGGGCCGCATTGACTTTGCCAAACAGACAGTCACCTACGCCCGCGTCATCGTGACGGCTATAGCTGCGTACTCTGGCACTGCTGGCACGGCGGGCATTAGGGTCTGCGACAGCGCAAATGCCGAAGTATGCAAGCTCGAATGGGCGGTGCCAGCGACACAGAACGCTAGCGTTGATGCCGCAGCGGGCGACTGGGCGGCTGTCTCAAAAACGAGTGACGAAATCCTGCACCTAGAGGCCAAAGCTCCTGCGTCGCTTCGTATTTATGACATCATCATGGAGGTGCGGGCCGAGGTCAACACGGCATTCCTGGATCACCACGCACGGCACCAATCTGGCGGCGCTGACGAGGTGGCGACCGCCACCCCTGCTGCCAACGCCATACCCAAGGCCGGGGCCGATGGCAAGCTGGCAGAAGGCTGGCACCCCACCATCGCCTCCGGCGACCTACACACCGAGTACCAGAAGGAGTCGGAGAAGGGCGTCGCTAGCGGCTACGCCAGCCTAGACGCGAACACCAAGGTAGTCGAAGACCCAGCCAACGTGACGGCAGTGCCGACGGCCTTCAAGATTCCGCGCGCGAATGCTTACGGCAAGCTGGCCTCGGGCTGGATTACGGAGGTCCTAGCTTATGCCGATCTGACCGATGATCCTCTGGCAGTCGCCTTCTTCAAGGCATTGACAGCCCAGACTCTTGTTGCCACCGACGATATTGAGGTAACGGACGGCACACCCTACACGCCGATCCAGAGCGCATCGGCCATCACCTTGACCTCCCAACCGACCATCGCTGCTGGACGCAACGGCCAGATCGCCTACATCGCCAACGTGGGCGGCTACAACATCACGGTTCAGGACGTGAACGCACTCGGCGGCTCTCTCCTGCGGCTCACGGCCAACACACTAACAATTCAGCCGGGCGGCACCCTGGTCATGCGGTACGACAGCGCCATCGGCTTCTGGATAGAGGTCAGCATCCTGAACCCCCAGAGCTTCACACCGAGCATCAGCAGCTTCACAATGGATGGCTTCTCGTCCGCTATTCACGAGGTTGGCGGCGCTAGTTCGCCAGAGAGCCCCAGCACGCACAATTTCGCGCTGACCTACGTGGGCACGCCCTCGTCCTGTTCGATAGACATCGATGGTGGGGAGATAAACCCCAGCGACTACCCAGTGACACTCGTCAGCCCTTACACCAGCTACTCCGGTGCCCCTAACTTCTACCGAGCTACGGCCATCGCTGGTACACGCGTTCTCACGGCCTCGGCAACCGTCGCGGGCCAAGCAAAGACTAAGACAGTCACGGTCACGTACTACAACTCGCGCTACGCGGGCATCAACACGCAGGCCACGCTTCTCAGCAGCGCCCAAGTCGTGGCCCTCGGCATCCTAGCGACGGATAACGCATTCAATTCGGGGAGCAAGAGCGGCCTCGCGGCGACCGGCCTCAACTACATCTGGTACTGCTACCGCTCGGCACTCGGCAGCAGTGGGCTCTACTTCGGTGTCAACTGGAAGGGCGACGGGATAGAACGCGCCTCGTTCACGCAGATCGGCTCCCAGAGCGTCACGAATGCCTCTGGCTTTGTAGAAACCTTCTATGAGTACAGGTCGGGCGTCCAGGGGATCAACAGCCTGCCAGGGGCGGCGGGAACATCGACATTGTATCTGGCGGGTTCAGCCTACTACAACCGCATCTACATGGGGCCAGATGCTTCGACCGATCCCATCCCCACGGCGAATATCCGAGCGCTTGATGACACCGCCTCTGGCACGTCCAAGATAGCCTCGACCGTAGCGGGCAGCTACACCGTTACCATCGGTGCGGGCAAATACCTGTGGTTCTGCCATCCCGCCGCTATCTCTGATTTGGCGACCATCAAAGACCACTCAACGGGCTTCGGTATCGCTGGCTCTTATCGCACCAATGTGAGTCACACGAACGACCTGGGTTATGTCGAAACTTATCGCTGCTGGCGGTCGGATAACCCCAACATCTTCCCATCCGGCGGGACAGTGGACGTGACGTAATGCCTATTCTAATCACGGGTCTATTCGCTCCTTCCGGTGGCCCTGGATCATTCGACCTCTATGCGCCCGAAGACATACAGGCGGGCAGTGTCAACGTTGTCCTTCAGGCCGTTGCGGGCGGCGCCTTCAAGGGCGGTTCCGACGCTACGTCGCCTGCGGGCGAGATAGTCGCCCAGGTCAAGACGACAACAGGCGCTCCAACCCATAGCGCGAGCCTGGGGACGCTCTGCTGGAACAGCGTTGACCTAATTCTCTACGTCAACAACAACGGGGCTACGGGCTGGACGGCAATTGGCGCCGGCGGGGGTGCGAACCACAATCTGCTCGATGGCTCTGTCCATCCTGACACCCTCGCTGGAACGGTTGTGGCTGGCGACCTCGTGACGGGGAACGCGACGCCGAAGTGGGCACGACTAGCGAAGGGTGCGACTGGCTATGTCCTGAAGGCAGGCGCGACCATCCTTGAGTGGGGGCAGGTGGCATGGAGTGAGATCACGGGCAAGCCCAGCACGTTCCCGCCGGACTCCCACCACGCCAGCCACCAGAACGCTGGCTCGGATGAAGTAGCAACTGCGACCCCTGCTGCCAACGCCATCCCGAAGGCGGGAGCAGCAGGGACGTTGGCAACTGGCTTCATCCCAGACCTCTCCGCTACCTACGCGATCGCTGCCAAGGGCGTGACAAACGGCGACTCGCACGATCACGTTGGTGGCGACGGGGCACAGATAGACCACGGCGGCTTGGCTGGACTCGGTGACGATGACCACACGCAGTACCAACTGAAGTCCCTGCTGACAACCCTGGGCGACATAATCTACGCGACCGCAGCCTCCGCCTGGGCGAGGCTCGCAGGCAACACCACGACCACACGCAAGTTTCTCCGTCAAACTGGCGACGGGACCAATAGCGCGGCACCGGCCTGGGACACGCTTGTAGCTGCGGACATTCCCGTGGCCTCCCTCTACTCTATCGTGGACTACGTGTTCGCGCCCGACGCTGCACCAGGCGCTACCATCGTGGCAGGTGACCAGCAAGGCAATATCTACCACTCAGGGCCTTCAGCGGAGACGGCCATCCGGCTCTTGGTGGACGCAGAGACTGCACCTGGGGCCAGCGGCCTGCCCGTCACGATCCAGTACGGCGACACCAACGACCTGGACACCGTGGCGACCTGGACAACCATCGCTACCTACACGCTGTCCTCCGAGAAGTCGGGCTACACGGACACGATGACCAATGCTAGCATACCAGCAAACAGGCTTATACGAATGAACATTGGGACTATTGTGGGTACGCCAGCAGACGCGACGATCACGCTAAGATGTAAGCGTGCGCTGAGCACGTAGGAGAGAGCATGAGCACGCTAACCCTCCGCCAAGCGACCGAGAAGGACTGGCCCGACCTCGTGAGGATGGGCGTGGACGAGCGCCATCTGAAGACCCCAGGTCTCTACGCCTGCCTCTGCTACGAAAAGAACAAGCTGGTGGGCGCGGCCACGGGCACGGCGGACGTTGCGCCCCGGCTTCCTGGTTGCGACGAGCCGCGCACGGCCCGCCTCTGGTGGCTGCGCTCGGAGCTTCCTGGCCGCCTGGACATCATCTGGGCGCTGGTCGAGTGGCATGCTGAGAACGGGCTGAAGACGGGGCATACGCGGGCCGAGGTGCCCATGATCCCCTACGGCGCGGCCCAATGCACCAACGTCATGGTGACGCCGGACCTCGTGGCGCTGGTGAAGGCCAACCTCAGCGTACAGAGCATGACTGCGGGTGTTGTCGCCGATACTGGTGAGCCCGCCAACGAGTGTATCGTCGTTCCCGACCTCAAGAAGGTGCGCGATGAGTACGCCGCTTGGCTGGACAAGCTGGGCTGTAAGCGGGTGTGGCAGTGAGCCAGATAACGCTGTATGCAGCGGCCGACGCTTACATGGACGCAAGGACTCCAGATACTAACTTTGAGCTCTGGTCTATCGACATGGACGTGTACTACCTATCAGGCGACAAGACGGAGGATAGACGGACGATCATCAACTTCGACTGCACGCTCAGCGGCTGGACGGACTTGACGGCCGCCACCCTGCGGCTATACGTCAACACTTCCTTCGCCTCGGCCGCTGCCACAATGTACCGTTGCACGCGCCCCTCTCAGTGGACGGAGACGGGTGTCACCTGGAACAAGTACGATGGCACCAATGCCTGGACCACTGCTGGCGGTGACTATGATGGCTCGACGCCCACGCCCAAGGCGTTCACGTTTCCAGCCTCGTTGGGCTGGATGGAACTGGACATGCTGGCGTTTGTGAATGATGCCCGCGCCAATCGAGGCGGCATCTTCTCAGTCATCGCCAAGCTGGACAACGAGAACCCAGGCTCGAGCGTCGGCGGTGGCTGGGACTCCCGGACGGGCACGTATCCGCCAGAACTGGTCATCACGGGCACGGCGCCGCCCACAGGCGGCCAGCGGCGGCGGACAACGATTGTTGGGTGAGGACATGAGCGCGGCCAATTCGACGATACGCGAGCGCCTAGCTACCCTTGAGGCCGAAGTCAGGGAGCTGGGCCAGTTTGTCCGCAACGACCTGACGCATCGCGTGGCCCGCCTTGAGGTCGGTATCTATCTCCTGGCTGTCGGTATCGCAGGCACGTTCCTAGCGGCTGTGCTCGATGTGCTGTTGAGGAAATGAGATGGGAGTCAGCGACTTTCGGCATCTCTACCTGGCCGCACTTGGCCTGATAACCGTTGGCGTGATAATCCTCCTGACGGCTGAGGTTGTTGCTGCCTGGTTCAATAGGCAGACGGGGGACACCATCAGCGAGATCGTGTGGAGCGCCCACGTGCCTGGCTTTCTCCTAATCATAGCGACGGGCATTTGGGTCTCTGTCGGCATTGGCCTGGGAATACACTTTATAGCACGAGGAAGAGCGGGCCTGTGACATGGAGAGCACCGCACTGGAGCACAGACCTGAGCGGGACGAATCGTTTGTCACCGGCGGGCATAGACTGGGTCATTGTCCTGCTGGCGCGGGCGCTCGGCGGAAAGGGGCCGCACGGTGAGCAATATGAACACAGTTCTGGGCCTGGACGCGAGCTTCGCTAGGCTGGACAGGGCGTTCTTCGCGCAGGCGAAGGCCCTGGGGTATCGTATCTTGATCCAAGGTTGCTGGACGGGCGGCTTTGAAAACAACACGGCCCTGAGAGAGGTTGCTGAGGCCAACCTACGGGACGCACAAGCCGAGGGCCTCATAGTCGCCGTCTACTCAAATGCGAACCCTTGGTACTCTATCGCCACCTCCGTAGCCGTGACAAGGACGAATGCGGGCGGAATGTGGGACGCGATCCGAGTCGTAGCCGTGGACGTGGAGATAGATGGCACACTTGAACCAAGTATCTATGACCTGGCCGTGGCCTTCGAGCAGGAGGGAAAGAAGGTCTGCATCTATACCGGCGCTTGGGTGTACGATAGGGCTGGGCAGCCGGACTGGTCGCGGCTGGCTCGCTGGCCGCTGTGGGTCTGCGACACCAGGAATCATGACCCCAGGCTAGACACGGCCGCCGTCATCGGGCCGTGGACACGTGACAGGCTAATAGGTCGGCAGTATGACACGGAGTCGGGTTTATTGTGCAAGGAGGTGGACCTGGACACCTTTGCCCCAGACTTCTTTGAGGGGGAGAACATGGCAACACTAGAGGAACTGCAAGCGGCAATCGACAAGGAACGGGCCGACCGAGAGTTGGGTGCAAGTTGGTTGGCCGCCGCAATCGCCTACCAGCAGGCGGGTCTGGCTCAGCACGAGGCCGACACCCTGCGGCACCTGGACTCGAAGACGTACCAGAACCTTGACGAGAGGCTGAAGGCAATAGGCCGGTGAGGATGGCCGAAGGCGTCAGTGGCAAGGGGCGCGTTGTCCCACGCGATGGGTGCATCTATCCTATGCGGGACGGGTTTGGCATCTGGCCGGGCGACGACTTCCACCAGGAGATGTGCTGTTGGGAACCGTACCGCGCCTGTCTCCCAGCCGAGTCGGAATCGGGCCTGATGCCCGACGTTGGCCTCCCACTATGCTGTGTCACTAGAAGCGTCTCCCTACACCGGGCAGTCCGCCTCGTGGCTATCCATTTCCATGACAGGCAGATGGGTAGGACAAAGGCATACGCGCCCTGGCAGGGGAAGGAGAACTGGCCGTGAAGACACTTGATGGAGGGTCTGGGGAACCTCCCGGAGATACGGTTCTTCCGGGCAAACAAGATGATCGGCCGCCCACGGTACATAGCGATCTGCCTGCCGGACGGGACGGTCGTCGTCTACCACCGTGTCGGCTCGTACTCGCTGAGGGTTGGCTCGTCTGGCGGCCGGACGCCGAGCCCAGCATCGCCTTCGTCCCGCTAGGGTTGGAGGCATGGTGGTGCACGGGCCGACCGTGAAGAGCAAGAAGCTGACGGTCCGCGATACTGAGACTCTCCGGCAGATGTATGTCGGGAACCTCAGCCGCGCCCACATCGAGGAATGGCTGGCTCAACATGGCTACACCTATACGTGGGACACACTGCGCCATGTGGCCAGCAACCTCCGCTGGAGTGGGCGGCGGATGGGTCCGATCCCAGCCCCCAGGGTCACTCTCTGGAACGAGGCCCCGCGCATCGAGCAGGACTGCGTGTGTCTCCTGGATATGCACACGCCCTATCACGATGCGAAGTTCATCGAGCAGGTCCTTGACGTCGCCGTGGCCTGGGGCGTGCGGCGGGCTGTGATGGACGGCGATGCGTGGGACGTGGATTGGCTCAGTTGGTTCGAGCGAGACCCCAACCTGACGCCTGATGCCGAGATACGCGCCTGGCGCGACGTGTCTGCCGTCCTGCTGGACGCCCTGCCGGATGGCCTGGACATTCACATGGGCAATCATGCTGAGCGGATTCGTCGTTTACTCAGGAACATGGATAAGGATGCGCGTGCCATGCTCGACCTCGTCCTGGACGACAAAGAACCCGAAGAAGTCCTCTACGCCAATGATTCGCGGATCAGGGTCACGCCATACCACTATTGCCGCGTTCACGGCGTCCTGGTCGGCCATCCGAGCGCCACTGGCACCAACGTCGGCCTCTACGTCATGGAGAGTTACGACACCGATTGCGTGCTGGGCCACACCCACTACGCGGGCACGACCTACGATAGGGCGGATAGGCACGTGGCGGTTGAGGTGGGCGGTTGTTTTAGTCCCTCCAAGTTGCGGTATATCAGTTGCCGCCTACCCGCGAGGGCGCGGGGCAAGCAGCGGCAAGGCGCTGCGATCATTATTAAAAGCCCGCACACGGGCAGGTCCCACATCTACCACCTCCGGCCACGATTCACCGACTTCAAGGCCCTCGCCCAGCTTTACCGTGTATAGTCGCGGTCAATAGAGAGCGGGTCGTGCCATAGAAACGTTTGTTAGAAAAAGGGGTTGACGTTCGCCCCTGAAGGCCGATAATAGACGAGATGGACACACAGCCTGCCGCCAAAACTGGCCTTTCGCCCGCCTCGGAGACTTCCTTCGCCTCCTCTTCGGCAGCAAAATCGTGTGTCCGCTCCGAGGCGGGCAAGGCGATCCCCCAGGTGCTTGCCTATACGTGTGGTCACTATTGCGACGCGGCGACTGGCGTTCGGATAGATTGGGTGCCAGCTGGGGCGCGGATGAGGACGATCCTCACGGTCTGCCCTGAGTGTGCACGGAAGCAGCCACGCCCGAAGCGGCTGAAGCCCTACGACTGGGGTGACATCACGGGGCATTCGATATGAGGCCCTACTACGAGCGCGAAGGGATCACGGGGGATAGCAGCCCGACGATGCCCATAGGGCTAGCGGGTCGGCGGCCGCCTCATGCTATCCCCCAACCTGTTCTCTCCGCCGTACGGCAACTAGCCTTTACGCCGGAGCTAACTGCTGAACCCGCGAGTCTGGCACCGACAGTTCTTACCGCTATGGTCGGACGAAACGCAGCCCTGTTCGCGCGGCTTGCCGCTCTCTACGTATCCGGTCTGGTGCTTGATATGACCTATGGGAAGGGCGGGTTTTGGCAGGAGTTGCAGCTTCGGATCGATCGTGACATCCGGTTGATCAAGATGGACGCCCTGCTACCGGTGGATATTAAGGCGGATTTCCGCCAGGCTCCTTTTCAGTCCGGGACCTTCGACGCCGTAATCCTAGACCCGCCCTATGCACAGCATGGCAGCGGCAGTCGCATCAAGGCTAGTATCGCGGAACCTTACCAGTTGGGCGCACTGGATGGTCTGACACCTACCTCAGCCGAGGAGGTCCTAGACCTTTACCGGCTAGGAATGGGCGAAGCTAGGAGAATTCTCCGCAAGGGCGGTTATCTGGTAGTTAAGTGCCAAGACCAGATTGAAAGCGGAAAGCAGGTCTGGGTACACGTCCTATTGCTGCAGATGGCGAATCTGCTAGGGCTTGACGCTGAGGACCTATTCATCCTAGTACAGCCTACAGAACCGGCCCGACGCTGGAATTATCAGCACCATGCACGGAAGAACCACAGCTATTTCCTGGTCTTTCGGAACGGGACTCCCTAGTATGACCACGCACAATATCGTGCTCCCCATGTTCTCCCCTGCGGCCCAGCAGCCGACCAAGCGGTATCGGACGATAGTCGCCGATCCGCCGTGGCGGTACAACGTGAAGCCGCCCGAAGGCGCAACGCCTTACCCCACCATGACCCAGCAGGAGCTTCTCAATCTCCCTGTTGGCCTTTGGGCTGCCGACCAGGCCCACCTTTACCTCTGGACGACTAACAGCTTCATGGTGGAGGCTCACGGGCTAGCGCGAGCGTGGGGATTTGAACCGAAGACGATCATCACCTGGATCAAGCGGCACAGGGTCTCCGATGACAACTGGATCGGCATGGGATTCTATTACCGGGGTGTGACGGAGCACGTCATCTTTGCCGTGCGGGGCAACCTTAAGGTCTTTCGCTCCGACCAGCCAAATATCTTGTATGCCCCTCACACGAACCATTCTGAGAAGCCCGCCGCCTTCTATGACATGGTGATGCACATGAGTCCTGGGCCTTACCTAGACGTGTTCGCCCGCAAGCAGCGGTTCGGCTGGGATAGCTGGGGCGATGAGGCGTTCAACTTTGAGACGGATGGATACTGGCATGACAAGTTCGCGTAACCCTTCCCTCCTTCTTCCGGGTGGGCCGCCCGACAGTGCTGATGGGCTAGCGGTCTCCCCGCCGCCAACGGCCGCTAGCCCACGGGCGGCCGAGAAGCGCTGCCCACACTGCCATCTTCTCTGGATGTATAGCCGCGACATCGGGGGCGAGAGCACATGCGTGTATTGCGGCCGCGTGGAATATGGCACGGAGCCGTGCCGCGAGATGAGGCACGACATCCCGCTGGATCGCGGATAAGGACATGTGCGATGGCACCGAGACGGTGCGACTGCGACGCCTGCGTGGCGCTATTGGCCGAATGCGGCGAGGAGCATTTCGCCCTGTACCGGAAGAAATTGCTCAAGCCCAGATGGGCAGGCAGCAAGTCCGCTGCCGAGCGTGCCTATATCAGGGCGCACAGGCTACGCTCCGAGGCGCAGGTGGCGACCGCAAAGGCCCATCTATGGGGGTCTGTCCGAGGAGCCGAAGGGCTAAAACAAGGAAGGCGGTAGGAGGAGTCATGTCAAACGAAAACAAGAAGCAACAGGCTGCACACGACGATATGTGGGACATCATCAAGGGCCTAAAAGATGACGTGCGCGGGCTACAGATTGAGGTGGCGCGGCTGATGGCACGGTTCGATGCGCTCCGGCAGTACATACCCGGGCCGCTCTATGTCTCGCGGCTCGCTATCCCGACCTCGGTTGGCCCGCTGGCCAGCCCCGCACCGTTTCAGGGACCCGCGCCCGAAGGGGGCAGTAGGGCCGACAAGCCGCTGTACGGCTACCAGTCGGATCACGCTGCGTCCTGCCAAGGCTGCGGGGAGCCCGCTGAGAGCCACATCTGCCCAGAGGTGAGATGATGGGGATGTACGACGAGCTTCCTAACGGTGCGCAGGTCAAGTGCTGGTGGAACGAACTCCGGCGCGTGAAGCGAGGCGACGAGGTTCCGGCCCTCGATGGCCTCACCACGTACCAGATCGCGCTTATAGAGGGAGACTACGCCCAGGTACAGGACGGCCGGTTCCTACGTATCTCGAAGTCTCCTCGGCACCGCACGCCTATCTACGATAAGTGGGGAGACCCGATGCCGGAGATGTACCCTGGGTATCTTATGAAGGACTGGGAGAAACATCCCCCCCGTTATCAAGATAGCGCGTGTCGTGAAGGCTAGCAGAGGGAAGAAATGACTGAACAGATAAAGGCCGTAGGCCAGGAGCAGTACCCATTCAACGTCACCTGGCACGGTGGGCAGGACGATCCCATGTTCACCGTCCGGGCTTCCACCATCGAGGAGTTCAAGGAACGCTGCGCCCTTATCCTAGAGGGATGGGCTGCGGCCCAGCCAGCCCAGGAGGACACGACGGAACAGCCGAGGGCACCTGTCGAGCCGCCAGGGCCACCAGTCGAGGACAACCGGCCGACCTGTGCGTACCAGGAGGAGGGCAAACCTCCCTGCGGCCAGAAAATGGTGTGGCGCACAGGAACAACGAACGGCAGGCCCTGGTCAGGCTGGTTCTGCCCGACGCGCATAGAAGCGCACAAGCCCATCTGGGTGCCAGTGAAGAGACCCGATGCCTGAGATCGACAACACACTCGTCTGCGTGCGGTGCGGCCGTCCGGCCCGCGCCGAGCACCATCACCCTGAGAAGGGCATGGGTGGCGCGACCGGTCACGTTCAGGTCCCTGATGTGAGCTTGTGCCGGGAGTGTCACTCGGCACTTCACGCCAAGAAGTTCCGCCTCGTGGTCAACGGGGACTTCGTGAGCACCGTCACGACGGACGGCCATGTGCAGTCGGAGCGCGCCCTGGTCGTCAGGGAGGACTCGCCCGACCCGCGCTACTGGTCGGATGCGAAACTCGCCATGATGATCGCGCAGGCCATGACCCGCGCCGTGGACATGCTGTTGATCGCGGCCCAGTGCGCCTACGAGTGGCAGCGGCGCTACGGCTATGGCGAGAACTGGTCAGAGCGTCTATCCGAATTCATCAGAGACACGACTGGCTACGCCAAGAACACGGCACCGCGAACCCTGCGCGGCTTGGCGGCCCAATGGCCTATCTTCAAGGACGACCCAGAAGCCTTCCAGCTCCTGAGCGGCAGGATCGCCAACGAGATCGTCTCCGACCCCAACCCCAAAGAGGCCATAGAGTTGGCAACGGTTGCCAGATTAGACGGCCAGCCTGTGCAGGCTGTGGTCGAAACGCTGCGTGAGCGCCAGGGGAAACAGCCCGTTGAGTCCTGCACGTGCCCGCTGTGCGGCTGCGTCCACAGGAGAAGGAGTACGTAGATGTCCTATCACGCCTTGCAGTACGCCGAGCTCGTTACCGTCGTCGACGCGCAACGATGGATGAGAAAGTACCTAGCATGGAAGAAGCGGGCCGCCGCTCTAGGGGGGCATACAGCGAGCGGCGAGGGCGGATTGCAGAGCGACTGGGAGATGACCTGGCGCGGCCGAAAGTATCACGCCCCCAACCTGGGGTTCGCTCTCTGCGACGGCTCCTTGTTTCTCGCCGGACGCGTAAAGGGGACCGAGGCGAGGCCAGACCAGTTGTGCAAGAAGTGCCTGCGGCTGCTTCGCGTCAGGGGCGAGGCGTGACAGCCTATCGTCGCGGGGTCTATTTCGAACGCCGCGTCAGGCTGGACATGGAGAGCCGGGGCTGGTGGGTGATTAGGGCCGCCGGAAGTCATGGCCCCGCCGACTTGGTGGCCTTGAAGCTGGGAGAGCCGCCGCTGCTGATCCAGTGCAAGGCAGACGCTCGGCCCCATAGGAAGGAGGGCATCGGCCTTGCGGCGCTCGCCGCTAGCGTGGGGGCGGAGGGCCTGCTGGCGAAGCGGGAGGGCCGGAGGGTGGTGTACCGGCTGCCAGACGGGTGAGAAAATGACCTGCACTAACCGACCTTGCGGTATTGAGTACCATGAACACCGTCGGAATCAGCCCTGGACAGTATGGTACGACGGCAAGACAATCGCCTTCACCAATTCCCTCGCGGAGGCGGAACGGGCCTTCACTACGGCCTCACACGGCCGGGACACGAGCCTCTTACAGCCTGAATACTGGCGCTGTCCGTGCTGTCAAAGTATCGGCGACCTACCGGACCCAGTCAACGAGTATTGCAGAACCTTGATAGAGCGATGCCTGCGATGGGGAGAAAGTGCTCCTGCTGCGGTGCCGACCTAGTGGGACCTAACCGCAACCAGGTCTACCCGATGGAACCCGACGGGCATGGCGGCGTCGAGCCCCATTATTGCCCAATGCCAAAGATGCCACCGCCGAACGAGCGGTGGTTTGCAAGGAGGGAAGGCATGAAGGGCGTTTGTGACGTGTGTCACACCGAGGCGGCGGTGTCAGCAGTCACCGGCTACTACGACGAGTACGGCCAGCATGTCCCATTCGAGGATGGGCCGCGCTGGATATGTGCGGAGTGTCACCACGGCGGGCCGAAAAAGGAAGCGGGGCCGGCAAAACCGCAACCGGTGTCGAAAAGGCCGCCGCGAGAGCGAAGGCTGAAGACCCTTGACCTTGAGGGCTGAACGGGACGGCTCATTCACCTACACCGCCGCCGACCTGGAACTCCGGTTTGTCCGTCCCAGGCTGGCGGGCAGCGGTGCCTTCTCGGGCGTCTGGTCAGAGGTTCTGGTGACCCACAATGGTGCCCATGTCCACGAGGCGCGATACAACCTCAGCAGTCTCACATCACGGCGCGAGCTGGCGAAATACCTAGCGACGCGTGCGGAACTGCCTAAGCCGCTCACCTGGGTTGACACCGTCGAAACCGCCTGCACCCTAATGTGCAGGGAGATGCATAGAGGCAAGGCGATAATCGACCTAGCGGAAGTCGCGGACCCAGGCGAGCCCTCCTATGTGGTGGCGAAACTGATCCTAGAACGCCAACTCAACATTCTGTACGGCGAGGCCGAGGCGGGTAAGAGCCTTCTCACCTGCGCCCTGGCCTACGCCGTGGCTGCGGGTGATAGCGTGCTCCTGGGACTGCGCGCGTCGCAGCAAGATGTGTGGTATTTGGACTGGGAGACAGATGAGGCAGAGGTCACGAGGCGCCTGCGCCGCATCTCACGGGGCTTTGGACTGGAGGAGATTCCGCCCATCCACTACATCCACATGGACCGGCCCCTCTCAGAGGAGGGCGAAACCGTCGCCAAGATAACGGGCGGGGTTGCATTCATAGACTCGTTGACTCCTGCCTGCGGCGGCGACATCATCCGGCCGGAATCGCCGACTAGCTTTTGGAATATCGTTCGCGCTATCCCAGGCTCCGTCGTCATCATCGGTCAGACGCAGAAGGGTGAGAAGGGAAGCAATAAGACAGTCCTAGGATCAGGCGTGTTCACATACATGGGCCGTAGCGCGTGGGAGATTGTGGGCTGCCAGGACGCCGACACCGTCCACGTCGCCGCCTTTCACCGGAAGTGCAACATGGGCAAGAAGTGGCAGCCGATGGCGTGGCGGTTCGAGTTCGACGACACGGCCCGCACCCTGCGCGTGGCAACCGAGGAGATCGATGCCGTCGGGGAGTTCGCAGCACGCCAGACGCTAACAGACCAGGTAGGGAGCCTGCTGATCCATGGCAGCGCGACGGTGAAGGACATAGCGGCGCAACTGGACTTGAAGGAGAACGCTGTGCGTTCGATTCTGAACCGACACCGCAACAGATTCGTTAAAGTGGGTGACGAATGGGGACTTCTGGCACGCATGGCCTCCCAGTAGTGCGCAACAGTTGTTGCGCACTGTTGCGCAATTTGTTGCGCCCCTCAGATTCAGCCCACCGAGGACAGATGGCGCTTGTGAAAGTTTTTGCGCAACAGATCGCGCAACACAGCGCAACAACGTATTGCAACAGGCGTATACGCCTGTTGCGCTCTTTAGATTCACCCTTTTCGAAACCCGACAGAGAGGAGGCCGGTTTTCGAATCTGGCGATGGCCATAACCCGACAAACTATGAGAGTAACGTTATACTATTTCTTTTCTTTGGTTCTTTCTTTTCTTTGAGAGAGGTTACAGAGAGACGCAGAAGGAGGCCCATCCTCATGGAAACCGGATCAACAGTCAGGGTTGTTCGCTCTCCGTACCGCGGAGTCAAGCGGGGCGAAGTCGGCGAGATCGTAGAGCGGCTGCGTGTGGAGTCGCCGCGTCATATCCTTGTCGTCCGCTTCAAGGATGGTAAGGAGTGGCAGTTCTTCCCTGGGGAGTTAGTCGTTCTCCCCGGCCCAGAAGTGCCCGCTGAGGGCGGGCAGAAGGAGGAACAACAGTGCTGATTGAGGTCGATGGTATGCTGCTGCGAGAGCGGGCTGAATCTCGCTGCCGCGCTTGTCGCCTAATTAAGCGCAACAAGCCCTGGGTACAGTGGAGGGGCGCTACCTACTATGCCCCGTGCGGCCACACCTGCAAGAAGGACATGGCCGCCGCCATGCGTCTTGCTCACGCGGTGCTGTACGACGTGCACGTGCTGCACGGCCATCTCTCGCCGCCCGATGTCTGTCCCTTGTGCGAGCCGCTCCATGCGCGGCTCAACGCCCTACTAACGCCCGCTGAGGGCGGGCAGAAGGAGGAATGATGGTAGAAGGACGAAGCCATGCAGAGGCAATCCTGCGGGCGGCGTGTGAAGAGATCGTTCGCAACAGCGAGGACCCAGAGGCCAAAGGCTATTGTCGGTGGTGTCATGGCTGGAATTGCAGTGAGAACTGCCCATCCTATATCGCTGACCAAGCCTTGCAGCAGGCTAATGACGCCGAAACTCAGGAGGCACGCTGAGATGGCTAACTATCCCTATGGTCAGTTCTATTGGGCTAAGAGACCGGCAGGTGTACCTCTCGGTCACTGGCCGCGAGGTTCGCGCTGAGATGGCTAGGCGTCGGGGCTGCACTACTGGCGATACTAGCGGCGACAGCCTCGGCGGCTGTATTGACGAGAGGAGTCGTCTATGACGGTTTACATTCTGGCAGCCCTAGTCGGAGCGAGTACGGCCTGGTTGATAGCCAAAGCCTGGCAGCGGCTGAGGAACGGCCAGAGCCCACGGAACCCATACCCGAAGTTCAAAAGGAGATAGGCGATGGATTCTTTTACCCGGGAATGGCTAACCGTGCTGGTCGAGAATACTTTCCGAAGGGTGGATCGGCTACTGGACCGGCTGGACCCCCCTACGCCGTCCTCGGAGGCACAGGTTGGCCCGCAATCGCCACCCACTACGGCAGCACCTATGAAGGACAGCCACTCGGATGCGGAGCGATGCCCGATCTGCCACAACCACCTAGAAGGAGGGCACTGCCCAGTCTGCCATCTTGGTGCGCTGGAGCCGGAGTCGTCGCAGGAATCTACCGAAGCTGCGACCCCACCATCGCAGCCGTCGGGCCAGCCCACTACGACATCGCCTGCGGAACTGCGCTACGTGTCTGTGAGGTGTCCGGCGTGCGCTGCCTGGTTGCGTATCGACTTGATTCCTGCCCTGGATGTTCCAGCCAGCCCGACGGAATAGAGCGCGTGGATTTGTCCGAGGCTGGCCTCTACTATCTGTGCGGCGGGGAGTGCTCGGTGTTGGCGGTGACGGTGGAGGTTCTCGGTGAACCGTGATACAAAGGGTAGGAGGTGAGGACGGTGACCTGGCGTGACATGCCGACACAGGTGACAATGGGGCCAACGGGGCGGAAGCGAACTCAGCGACCGCCCTTGCAGATTCAGCTGGTAACGACGGATGAATGGGCTGAAATCAAGGCGCGCCTCGATGAAGTCGAAGAACGCCTAGAGACTTTGGAGAAGAGCTGGGTCAAATCGCGGGCTAAGGATCGAGTCGCTGCCGCTCGATGTCATCCCACCTAAGAGAGTCAGGTGTTGCCGTGATCGAACTGAATGCTGGACATGGGTTGAAGATCATAATGCACCATGCTGCGCTTGGTGGCTCCCCATTTGACGACGCACTCGATAAACTGCTGCGGAGAGTCGCGGTCGCCTATGGCGAGCTAGCCAATTGGCCAGAGAAATACGGGGCGGACTACGAGGATGATCGATTTATGATGCACCCGTTTTGCTGGTGCGGGGAGACAGATTGCCCGTGGTGTCGTGGCTGCGAGTGTCCGGAAACCGCCGACCATTATTTCGTCGATGATGAGGAGGTTTCGTTTGATGCGTGGCTATCGTTCTTCCAGAGAGAGACCGCTCCACAGCCACGCTACGGTGGAAGTCCGAAAGAATGGGCCGCCTGGGAGACAAAAGCTAACAAGGTAAACAAACGGCGGCGGACAAGCCATGAGGCAGTTTGCTCGTTTTGTCGTGGCGACGGTCCGGCGGTCGCCAAAGGTGCCGAGCCCGGCAGGTCTGCGCCTAACTTTTGGTATAAACCGACGGACCTGAAGGTCTGGTGGTACAAATACATCGGTCGCAGCACCGAAACGAACAGGCCCGTGACTCAGGACGATTTGTCTGGAATAGCGCGATTGCTTAGGGATCAAGCTGCTGGCGCTGGATGTCATCCCACAGGTCAGGATGGGCCAGCGTGAACCGCCTTACGCGCGGCAAGCTAGTGGCGATGGACGCTTCCAGCGCCCGAAGCCGGGGCTCCGTGAGGTCCCAGTAAAAGTGCGTGCTGTGGCAGCGTTTGTGCCCCATGAGCATCATGGTTGTGATCAAGTCCGCGCCATTGGACAGGAGAGCCGTGCAGAATGTGTGCCGGAGGCTGCGGGCATCGAACCCTGCCCGCTGAAACCGCCTTTGATACCACCTGCGGCCACGGGGGAAGAGGCGGGCGTCGGTCAGCCCCGCCGATGGCCCGTCTGTGCAGATTTTATGAGGCGGAGACGGCTTAAAATGAGCGGGGCGGTCAGGGATACGGGCGCGCAGCGTACAGGCCGTCTCTGCCGTGAGAAACGATATGCGCTCGCCCCCACCCTTGACACCGTGGATCAGTACCGGCACTGACCCCCGCCCATCAACCGGCCCGATGTCGCCCACCTGTGCGGCAAGCGCCTCGGAGAGCCGCGCCCCAGATTCCAAAATGAAGGAGGCCAGGGCGCGGCTCTCAGTGTCCAGCCGTGCCAGCAACGGGGCGATGTCTTGCTGGCGGAGAGCTGTCCGCGTCATGTTGCCCGTGCCTTCCTGATAGTGGCGCGGGCCTGGGCGAGATCGCTTTGCCTAATCTCGCCCTTCGCCGCACGTTCTGCCAGCTTTTCGAGGGCCGCCAGCAGCGCGGCGTTGATATTGGCCAGCCGCGCCAGGCCGCCGTAGATGGCCGCGTAGTC